GTCGCATAATATATGGGTCCATATCAGTTGTATCTAAATAGTCTTGTGTTCTTTTTTCTACATATGTTTGGAAGCTAGTATTAAACATTTCGCTTGGATTAAAATCTTTACCATTTACTTTTATACTAATACTTTCGTCAGCATATCCGTACCTATCAAACTTCTTACTAAAATCTAAATTTAATTTAACTCTATAATCATCTGTTCCATCAATTCTTTCTACTTCTAAACCACCTTGTTCTGCTAATTGATATAAATCTTCTTGTGTTGGTTTTGTTTCAATACCATTAATTTGAAAAGCATTTCTTAAATTCTCATCAATATCATAATTATTTTCTACATACATATACGTAAAAGATGATAAATAATTTATTGCTGTATATTCATCTAACTTATGTACTTTTTCTAATGCGTCTTTTGCAAATGTATATTTCTCACCAGAGTTTGGTGCAAATCTTGTAGTACCAAAATCATCTTCATTAACCAACTGGTTCATAACTTGAGCCACTTTTGATTCAAATATATTTGAAACTATATCTGGATTTGTATTAGGACCAACTTCTATTGAAGTCAGCATTTTTGCTTTTTCATAAACTAAAGCATCTAAATTCTTTATGTACTCAGGATCATATAATCTTTCAATTTCTTTTTTAGCACTTTCGCTAGTTTCCATAACTATTCTCATTGGAAAAAATGCACTATATTCTTGCTTTGATCTTACTCTATCAAACTCTTTATTTAAAAAATTTGATGTAACGCTATATCCTTCCATTCCTTCTATCTCATTAAAAAATTCTTTAGCAGGAGCTGTTAAAGCTATTATTCCTCCACTTTCTTTTGTTAATAAGTTTTTTTGTTTTATTTCTTGATTCTCTTTCCACTCTTTAGCTAAAGTAATAGGATCATAAAATTCTTTTAGTCCATTAAAAAAACTAAACATTTCATTTGTATTTTTATTAATACCTTCAAAACTTACTATTCCTCCATCAGTTAAACTATTCCATACAGGAACTGCTGTATCAAACCATTGATTAATAGCATCTTCATTCTTCTCATCTAATAAATCAAACAACTTTGTACTATTCATTGTATTCATTAATTGTTTAGCACCATTAGTTAATGTTTCGTTTTCTCTCATAAAAGTAAACAATACATTTGCTTCATTAGGTCTATTAATTAAATCCATATATCCTTCTAAGGTATCTTCTACTTCTGGAAAAAATTCAGATATAACACCACCAATATACTCATTACTAGTTAATCCTAAACTAGTTAGTCTATCTTGATTTTCTTTTGATGATAATATTTCAGATAAATCAGATTCACTTTTTCCAGAAAAATAATCAGAAGTAGATTGTCTTAAAAAGAAAGCATCTTGATTCTTTTTTACAAGATCAGTAATATCTGAAGTGTTATAAACAATACCTTTTGAATCTAATAAATCTCTAAATGCTTGCGGAGACATTAAAGAATCTCCTTCAGTGTAGATGTTTTCACCCATTATCATAGGCTTTGTAACATCACTAATAGAATTAATTATAGATTCAATTTGCAAAGAATCTTCAGTTAATTTTTTTGTTCTTATTTTGTTTATTTCAAACTCATTCAATGATTTTATTGTATTAAATCTCTTTATTCCGTTATCTACAATTTTATCTATTATATCTTGACCAATCTTATTTCCTGTTTCATCTTCAAATATTTCATAATTAACACCTCTTACTCCACCTTCATTAAGAGAATAGTTTCTTAAAAACATCTGAGCTTCATTTTCAGCATTAGCTACTTGCTGTGGATCTGTTATATCTATGTTTTGATAAAAACTTTTTACTATTGCATTAACTCTTTTTTGCTCTAAAGAAAGCAATAAACCTTGTTCTGCTTCTCTTTGTGTTCCGTCATTTAATTTAAATTCACTTGCTATTTTCATAGCATTATACTTTTCACCATGACTTCCTAAAAATGCTGTTACTTGTGTTGCAAAAAAATTATTAATTCCATCTATACTTTCTTGTGGATTACGTGATGTTAAAAAATTATTCTCTATAAATGTATCAACATTAAGAAGTGTGCTTTCTAAATTTTTTTCATAACTATTAGTTAATTCTTGATACTCTATAATGTTTGCTTGTTTTCTTAATGTTTCAAAAGCATTTAAGTTTTTTTGATTAAAGTATGCTTCAGCACCAATACTTAATCTTTCAGGAACATTTGACAATACACCATTAATATAACCATCTGCTTCTTCCTGGAATCTTGTTAGATCTGGTTTTTCTCCAGACTTTAAAATACTTTCAACTTTGTTGTTTATATATTTAGTAGTTTCAGTTTCAAAGTTATTCTGCCATTTAGCATCTAATATCTTTATTTGATTCTCTGCTAAATTATTCATAGTATTAGCAGCTACATTAAACATTTCACTTATGTTAGGAGTATAAACATCTACTACTCCCATTCTTGAAGCAGTACCTGAAGGAGATACTGTTTGTGTTCTTCTTGTTCTTTGTATTTCTCTAGCCATTAAATACCACCAAGAATCCTTCCTGCTGCATCTTTCTTAATAGGATCTGGTGCTTTTTTATAATAGTTATAATAATTCCATCCATTAACAATCGTAGATCCTGCATTAATAACTGATCCTATAGTGGAATAGTATGCTTGTGATTTTGTATTAAAGATAGCTCTGTCATAACTTGTCTGTACTTTAGCTGCATTTAATCTAATAGCTGACAAATCTTTATTAGTAACATTGATAACATCTTGTTGAATCGCATCAAAACTAGGACTATCTCCTACACCAGACGCACCTCTTACTGCTCTGTTATTAGCTAGAATTAAATTCATTTCTTCTTTTCTAGCATTTTCTGCTTGTAATCCTTCTACATAAGCTACACGTTTTTCTTCTTCATATCTTCTAGTCATTTCAGCAGCAGCAGCTCTTTGCTGTTGCATTTGAACTAATGAACCTGTTGCAGAGATACCTGCACTAACTAAGAATAATGTTGCTGGATCTGCTCCCATTTTAATATACTACCTCTAATGCTACACCCAAAACTTTTAAAGGCAAGGGTGCTGTTTGTGTTATCTTTAATGTAGGTTGTCGATCATAACCTAAAAAGAAAAACTCTTTCTTTCCTGTTACTTTATCTACTGCGTTAGCCACATTAAAATCCACTTGTCTTATCACTAAACTTTTAGCAGTATTATCTGCTGCTTGTAAAGCTACATTTAGAGTATCGGACAAATCTATCACAGCTCTAGATATTCTTTTTATCTCACCTGTCAATGGACCTGTATTGACTTCTCTATCTATTGGCATAGTTTCCAGGCTAGGATTGTAGTTAAAACCTAAAATCACACCAGCAGTATGTGCTTCATTAAAGGTTACTGTATCACTAGACGTTGTTGTAAACTCTCCTAATGAAAATGTACCATCAACAGCATTAACAGTTTCTTCTGTTAAATGAGCTGGACTGTTATGGACACGACCTGAAGTAATCGTAATTGCAGCATTATCAGCAGGTGAAGAATCTAGTGCCTGGTTTAATACAATCGTATATCCACTAGCTGTAGGTGTAACTGTTTGTATTTCATAACTACCAGATACTGCATCTATTGTAATAACATCTCCTGTATTAGGAGCAGATGTATATCCATCAACATTTAAACTGGTTCCTGTTTGGCTACCACCATTTACTAAAGGAGTACCTTGTTGATTAACTGTTGTTGTTCCAGAACAATCTAATGTTAAATCATCTTGCTCAGCAAACTTTTCTAATGTGTAGATAGTAGATCCTTCTAATTCTCTTTTACAAACACAGAATAAATTTTCATTTAATGCAGTAATAGATACAAACTCATCATCTGTTCTTGTTGTCCATAATGTCCAACCAGCTATCTTCTCTGCACGTACACTATGAAACAAGGCTAGTGTTCCGTCATTGTTAGTAAAAAAAGCAAACTGTTCTGGTCTAGTTGTTGTACCAGTTATCATAGTCATATCTACTGGAGCATTAACTAAATGAGATGCCAGGATAGATATAGATGTAGAAGCATAAGCGTTTTCTACATCACTAAATAAATATTCTCTAATCGACTTACCATTCTTTTGTGAATACAATGTCGCACCATCAAAGATAATAGGCTTTGCTCTACTGCAACCATAAGGTGTTTGTCTAAGAAATGTAATGTTAGCTGGTGTAACAGCAGAAGTATCTGTAGATGTAGGAACAAAGTATTCACCACCATCTGTTAGTACTTGTAAGTTTCTTGAAGATACTAAATGTCTAATTTCGTTTACTCTATCACCAGATACAAATACGTTAATAGCTTCATCAGCAAGTCCTGTACCTACATCAAAGTTATAATATCCACCTACTTGTGATCCTACTACAGCAGCAGGAGCAGATTTAATACCACCAAAATATAATCTATTATCATGGAATGTAACTGCTTGAGGATATCCTCTATGATCTGATATTAGTTCTTCTTCCCAATCAAAGTGAGGACCAGCACCAGCAGCTACTGTTTCAATAATAGTTACAGTAACATTACTAGCATCTGTATACCCAGTAATCTTCATTTGTGATCCATCTACTTTTAAATAATGACCAACGCAATCTGATAAAAAAACAGGACTACTTGCTGTAACTGTTCTTCCAGTACCAGTAGCTCCAGTAGATAATGTTACTGAAACTGAAGCATCTTCATATTTGTAAAATGGTGAATGAATTTTTTTAACACCTGAAACAATAACATCTTCATCCAATTCAAATTCAAATAATACTACTGTAAATGTACTTGCAGAAGTTCTTCTAATTTCTAGAGTAGGATTATCTCTATGTGTTATAAATACAGTATCTCCAAACTGTGCATAATTTAATTCAAATAATTGAGCTTCAGTCCAATTTACATTAGTAGTTATATTAGTATCAATAGCTACACCATCTGAATCATAAACATCTAATCTTCCATTAGATAAAACAAATACTGCTAGTTCATCATTAGAAAAAATAAAGGGAATAACTCTAGATTTGCCTGGCAACGTAGCTTTGTAGGTAGTTCCAGGTCTACGCATAATCCCACCTTCATCTAGTAAGTACCAATTACGCAGTGTCTTAGCTCCACTAAAGTAAGCTGAAGCATCTGTTCTGGTAATCAGTAATGGATTAAGTTCACCACTTCCAAAGTTAGTGTAAACAGTTCTTAGGGTGTTAGCCATTAGTACCCCCTAGTAGTTAATCTGTTTGTGATAAATCTCTTTGTACTTAGTTTCTTGTTTGTTACTTCTTGGCTATCTGTATTCTTAGCAATCAGTATTTGTCTTTCTGCTAAGTCTGAAAACTGTTTAATCATAGCTGCATCTCTTGCCACTGATCCAGCAAAGATAGAAGCTAGTGTATATTCTAATCCTAATTTAAAATACGCAGGAAACTCTGATTCATCCTGTCTAAATATATAATCAGCAATTAAAGCTGATTGTGAATCATATCCATTGACAAATACTTTATCTCCATACCTAGCATATTCAATAGGTATATCAGCCACTGTAATTGTATTTAACTGTAATAAATCTGGTGAAGTTGGTAATTGATAAGCATATTCATATCTCCCTGTAGGAGCTACTGCTAATAAAGAAAGTTGTTGTTGTTCAG